GTATATCTTGCCTCATTAGTTTCATAGATGCAATAGCTTTAGGATCTCTAGCTAGTTCTTCTAGCCTTGCTTCCAAATTATATTGACCTATAGCTTGTTGAAATTGAGATCGTATACCAGCGTCGTCAGTTAAATTAGTACCATCAGGTGCATAAAATGTACTGATTCTAAGATCATAACCACTGTCAAACAAAAACTGACGACCTACGCTTTGATCCATGTTTAGTTGTACTGGACTAATCATGTTAAAAGCACGAGTCATAAAGTCATGTTTTCTAAGTGGTTGACCATTTAGCATATCATACTTAATAGGCAGCCCTTCGATACCGGGTAAAACTTCAGTAGCTAGGTTACGGTTCTGCCAAGACTGGAATACACCAGAGTTGATTTCACGCATATGTGGACTAAGTAATTTACCCATCTCATTACGTAAAGCTGCAAGCGGTACAGTGTTGTTAGTAATACTCGCAAGTATACGTTCTACCTGACCGGGGCGTCCAGCTGTTAAATCAACCAGTTGCTGTAATCCAGCTAAGTAAGACTTACCTGTAACAGCCTGAGCTACAACAAGAGATATTTTCTGTAGTTCTTTTTCTGCCCACTCTTCACCCATCAGTATACTAGCATCACCTACGTTAGCAATAGTTTTAAGTATTAGACCAATGGGTTCAATGTCTTCATAGTTAACTCTAACACCACCAACTTCTATAGTTCCGGGTAAGTAACCACCATCTATCCAACCCTGTCTCATCTGCCTATCTGTAGGTCCATCACCAGTAAGTCGGCCTGACATCCATGCTTGAGTACCCATAAATACAACAGCAGAACCTATTGCTAATCTACCTGTTTGTAATGCTTTAGCGTTTTGTAATTCTTCTACTGTGTTAATACCATACTTTTTAAGATTAGGTATATCTTTAGGTCCAGCAAAAGCTATGTCATTAAACTCTTTTACTAAGAAGTTAAATCCGGGGGTATGCTTACCAGTTAGTGCCAATCCGTTTACACCAGTTCTAGCAAATAAAAAGAATGGTCTAACGAAAGGATTAGAAGTCATAACATCATTAAGACCTTTTGCAAAGCCAGTTAGATCTTGTGTTAGTGTTACCTCTTTCTTTGCAAACATAGTTGCATCATCTTTAATGTTACCGTTAGCATCAAATATTTCTGTGTAGAAATCATCTTGATATGCTTTCATAACATTACCGTTAATAACAGGTAACTGTATACCACTACCTTCTAGTTCTAGCACACGACGCATAGCCTTTTCTCTCATCTTAGCTCTACCTAATAAGAATGTAAAGGCGTCGTCAGTTGCTGCCATTATCTTAGTAGAGTAAGTAAAAAGATTATTGTTATTTATACCACGAATCATGTTAGTCATCGCAAAGATAGCACGATCTTGTCTAGATGCTCTACCGCTATCTTCTGCCCATCTACGTAATACTTCCCAGTTAGCGTCACCTTTAGTAAACTCGATAAATCTAGTCTTAATAGTAGATATATCGCCACTCCAATAACCATTTAACTTGGTAAAGAATAAATCAAATGCTTCTGGTATAGCTTCTAGCATACCATTCATAGCTGCAAGACTACCACGTACTGTGGCTGCGTCTCCAGTAAATGGATAACGCATAGTAGCTCCTATAAATGTAGATAGCGGACGTAAGAATGTCGCACTACCTGTACCTAAAAGTGCTCGAAGTGGTGTTTTAGGTCCACTAAGTACACTGTGACTTATCATTTCCTGTAAACTACGTATTAATGCACCAGTTCGTTCTGGTCCTTCGCCTGCTATCTGACCACCTCTAAGTATAGTTCTTGCCCAGTTATCAAAGTCATCTAGATTATTCACATTCTTCATCATAGAAAATGCTTCAAACAGTGCATTTAATAAGTTATCATCTGCATCATCTTTAGCAATCTTAAGAATAGACATAATAGAATCTTTAACATCTTGCATGTCAGATGCAACAGCCTGATTAACTGCATCGTTTATCTGTGCTCTAGTCTTGCCTGCACCAAATGATCTAAAATAATCAGATGCTACAAACCTAGATTTCTTAGTTTGTGTCAAAGCAGTTAACATAGTATCTATAATCTGCTTCGCCGGTCCGTCTATGTCATCTAAAGATACGTAATCTGCTAGTTCTCTACCAGCTATACCAGTATCTCGTAACTGTTTAAGTAAAGATCCTACAACTAAGTCAGCTGTAACAACTGTTTCAGCAGACCAAGTCTCAAATGTCTCATCACCTAAAGGTATAGTAGCCTTTTGTTTTTCAAATAGTTCACTTAAAAACTCTTCCGCAGACATATCAGCTGCGTTTCTACCTTCGATAATGTGTCTATAAGAATGAACTGCATCACGCCATACTTCAGCCATAGCTTTTCTGTTGCCTTTTACAGACTCCATTTCAGCTTTAAACTTCTCATCGCTCATCAGACCTCGTAGTGTACGTTCGACTACTTCGTCTGTTGTACCACCTTCTAGTGCTATACGTTCACGCTCTACTGCTGTAGTTACACTTCCTGTAGATCCATCTTCAGATCCCCAGTCTGTACGTGTGCGTTTTAGCTGATCTCTAGCCTGACCGGGATCAACCTCAGAGACATTAGCACCTTGATGTCTTTGTGCGATAGGTGCATTTTTAGCAGCACGAAAGTTAGTGTCTCCTTGACGTATTTGTGCTAAAGCTTGAGTTGTTGTTTGCTGCTCTATGCTTGAGTTACGTTTTATAATTTGATTCTTAACACCAGCTCTACCTTTACCTATTAAATGAGCTGCCCCATCAAATATCAGACCTATACCCATACCTTCAACAATGTTTTTGAATTTCATCATCATTGGATGGTCAGTATCTTTTGTAGTTAGTGGTGTATCCATCCAACCATACTGTTTAGTTAAAGCTCCTAGAGCATTATGTCCGTCTGATTCTTTAGATATTAGGTCAGAAACTCCACCAATAGCCATAGCTCTGGTAACAGTTCCAAGTCCTAACATTTTGGCTGATGCTGCTCCTAATAAAGGTACACCAGCTGCGGCTAATCCTTTTGCTGATAATACTATACCAGCAGCCATGCTACCAAAATGTACTGTACCTCTTAAGAGTTTACCCCACCATGTTTTAGTTATGATAGGGTCATCTTCATCAACAAATGGATCCCAGTCTGGTCTGTAGTAGCCTTGTTGCTCTTTCTCCTTTTGCATCCTACCAGTTACAGCATCGAATGTTCGCTCTGCAAATGTAGTACTGGAAGAAATAGTATCTTGTATACCACCAGTTAGAATAGACTGACCTTCTTTAGCAAAAGCTTTTAGCCCCCACTTGTCGTTGGTCATTCTAGGATCTATTTGTTCTTTTTCTTTTTCTTCTTCTTGTTGAACAGCTAGGGCTTGAGCTTCATTAATTTTATCTTGTGCGATAGATTCTTCTTCAAGCCTTTTTTCTAACTCTTCGGTAGAAGTAAATCCCGTAGGATCGTATTCTACATCAAATTCTTCCATAGTTATAAGTTTTGGTTAATAGCCTCCTTAGCGGCTGGACCATAAAGTGTATTTAATCTCATAAATGGTGGTATTTCTTCAATCATTGACTCATACTGTTCGATCTGATCTTCTGTAAAATTCATCAGTCTTCTGTATGATGTATCAGCATTACCAAATAAGTGTTGATTGTTTGCTTTGTGATACAATCTAGCCATTAATAATTTAGATTGTGCTTTTTCGTCAAACATTCTGGTAAAATCTATCTGTCCTATGTTATCAGTAAACACTTGAGTTAGTGCAGCTGGTGTCATATCATATAAACCTATGTTTGTATAACCAGCTTGTACTAAACCAAACACTTCTTGTATAGTATGTTCTGATAAAGGTTTACCTAGTGGCAACTCTGTAACGTAGTTTCCGTCTGGACCTTTAATAGCATCTACACCGCCATGCTGTTCTTGATCCTTTGATAGAGCACCTAACATTTCATTATAATTCTCACTGTTAGTAATACCATTATCAGCGGCTATAATAGTTTTAGTAGCGTTGTTGTTTTGATTTAGTAATGGACTATCTAATACTTTAACATCTGCATCATACATTAAAGATGGTATAGGCTTTATCTTACCAAGTGTAACTAATCTATCATGTGCTAGTTTTAGTGGTCCTTTGTTAGGATATAGTTGAGCAAGTAAAGTCCACGTATGATCTAATTTGTCAGCCTTACCATTAAAGTAATCTATACCATTAAGCACAGGGTCTTCTTCACCTTCTAAGATTACGCTAGAATTAAGTGCAGCTTTTGTATCAGCTTCGTATACTTTACGTAATTTAAGAGATTTAGCAATCTTAGTATCTTCAATTATATCACTAAGCACATCATCAAACTCACCATTTTTCATAGCTTCGACAGTTTTCTTTTGTGCAAACTCTAGTGCATCATTCCTATTACCACTTATCTCAAATCTGTCTTGGTATTCTTGTTTAAAGTAGTCACCAGCTTGGTCATATATATCTTTAGTTGTAGTAGTTCGCCAAGTATAATCACCATATTTTTCTGGATTACCTTGTATTGCAGCTAATTCTTTAGCTCTACCATCAGATAGTGAGTAAAATAATTCAGACTTAACACTGAACTCAGGTCTACTGAACTCAGACTTTTCACCAGCTTCTAGTGCTTCTTCTGCCTGTTGTCTAAGCTCTTCATTACTAAATGTAGTTAGCACATCTCTTGGAACTTCTTGACCGTTGTTCAGTCTAAGTTTAATATCATCAAGTCTTTTTTGTTCTGATGCTAAGTTGTTTTTTTGATTATTCTCAATAAAAGCTTGTGCTATTAGATTAGCATTAGCTGGTTGTATATCATAGTAACTAGATAGTTTACCAGTACCAGCATGCTGCTTGGCTTCAAACTTATCATGATATAATAAATATTCTATATCCTGTTCATCAAACTGATCTATGTTTTTTATAATCATATCAGCCCACATCTTATTAGCTGTACGAGCTGGGTTAGGATCACCTGTAGCTTGTAGTATTGCTATTTTATTCTGTATAAAACCAGACTTATCATAGACACTACTGATGGTAGCAGATTTAACATTAGGATTATTAAATGCGTCAGCTGATACTTTGATAGCATTAATATAGTTTTGAGTAGATGTATTAGAACGTAAAGTATTTACTGCATTATTCTCTACATCATATGACTGGCTATCCCAGTTCTTTGATGTGGAATCAAAGCTAGGCATAAAGTTTGTGATAACTTGATGCTCAGTCATTCGAGGATTAGCCTTAGCAAACATAGCTACAAAGTTAGCCCCTGCAACTTTCATCCACTCTTGCTTTTCTGAGAATGTTAAGTCTTCATATAACTTGTTATTATATAATAAACTACCTTTAGCTATCTCTAAGTACTTTGGCCAGTAAGTTGACATACTTTTTGCTGCGTGTCTACCATTTAAAAACTCGTTAGATGTTATAGATTTTTTAAAATCAAGCAGTTGATTGCCTGATACAACTTGACCAGTTGTGTCTGTACCAGTCTGCTCGATGGTTGCTATTTCTACATCTTCATCATTTCTAAGATCACCTTCTACTTCTTGAAGATTCTTTTCAACAGTAGCATATTGGTCACGTTTAGTAGGGTCATTGTATATTTTCTGTAGCTCTTCAAAAGCTTTTCTATCTTCTCTAAACTCTTGAATGTCATCTAAAAATTTCTTACCAGTAACAGTAAGCCGTGCAAGAGATTCCAGATTCCTAGCAGTTTTACCAGCTACTGTCTGATTATATCTGTTAATATTGTCTTGGAAAAACTGTGCTCTATCCTTGATGTTTCTGTCAATCTGATCATTAACTGCTTTAGTTAGATCAGGTTCTGTTTGCTCGTAATCTAACTTTTCGTTAGTAAAGGGAGCAGCTTCCTGTCTCCCGAGATATTCAAAATAAGACTGTGTCATAATTTAACTGATTAATGAATTACTAAATCCGTCATAAGTGTAGTCTAATCCTAGTATACCACCACCAACTGTACTAGGTGAATATTGGTTAATTCCACCGAGTCCTGACAACCCAGATCCTATGGCTGATAAACTATTAAGTGTGTTAAAACCATCTACGGCTTTTGTACCACCAAATGCTCCTAAACCTTTTAATCCACCTGCAATACTGATAACAGAACCAGCAATACTTAATGCACCACTGAGTCTATCAGATGGAGGCATCATAACTGGAGCACCATACTCTGGTCGTATACCAAGTGATTGTCTTGTTTTTGCTTGGAAGTTCTGCATCTGCAACAGTCTAGCTCTGTAGCGTCTCTGCATCTGTACACCAAACTCTTTCTGTACAGCATTATCTAGCTGTCCTCTGGCTCTGGTTAGAGCAACTAATCCTTTTTTCTTAGCTCGTCTATCTCGACCACCTTCATCGACTGAGCCTTTTGTTTGTTGATATTTTATAAAGCCTGCTTGGTAAGCTTTCCTCGCTTGACCCTGTACATACAAGGCTCGCTGGTAGTCATTACTGATAGCTCGACTATAACCTGTGGCAGCACGTTGCATACCACGAACAGCGGATGTTTCTCTGTTCCAATATTTTAGGGAAGCAGAACGATACTCAGCATCCTTCTGCATCCATCTTTCTCTGGCAGCATTTCTAGCTCCAGCATTAGCATCTACGCACACGGCAAAATTCTATAAAATCTAATTGATATGGTCCATTCTTTACTTTACGTAAGAACTTAAAACCTAAAAACTTTAACAGTTTTAAATGTACTGTATTTCTACAGTCTACTATGTTCCACAAGAGCGGCTCTTCACGGCTATCGACATACCGTTTGGCTTCTCTCGCAAATGTGATTGGATAACGATGAATCTCTGGAGTGCATAACATCCAGATAGCTCCACCATCTCCTACTCCGGCTAGTCCGGCAGTCTTGCCGTCAGGGACTGTGAAATATACAGCAGAGCCTTCTTTAGCGACCATAGGTAGAAACACCCTCGGATCAAGTCCGTGGCCTTCTGTGACCTCTCTGTAGTCTTCTAAGCGTAGGTTGGAGGCTACCTCTGTGGCAGCCTCGATTGTTATTGGGTGTATGTAATTAGGCACGTTTGTAAAATAATGGTGAATAGTCTCCCTCCCATGCCATTGCTCTTAGGGTAGCTGGAGCTGGGTGACTTGATTTAAGTGTAATATCTACGTTTTTATTCTTTTCGTAAACAGGTATAGTTTTAATATACTCTTCTAAATAAGGTGCATCTGATGCTTCATACTCATCTAATAATGATGATTCATAGACTTCTGTGTAGTCAGACTTACCTACACGTGTTAGCGTTGTTTCATAAAGACCTATCTTACCGAAGTGTAATTTGAGTCTATGTACTATAAGTGATGAATTAACATCAGCAAAAGATTTCTCCCCTGCAATTTTTTTAGGATAAATTCTAGGAAACTTAATGAGATACTCGTATAAATAACCTATAGTAAATGAGCCTGTAGACCAGTCTCCGGGTACTGTAAAGTCATCTGCATTAATTACAGTAGGTAAAGCATACCTTGCTAATCGAGTTGAGTTAGTATTTAAGTCAATTATAGCTAGAGAATAGTTAGGTGAAGTAACTTGATCTATCCAGTCTGATTGGTTAGTAAATGTTGTTAAGTTTGTACTTGCATTATATACTCCGTTACTCACAGTAGTATGATTATCTAGGTGTATCTGATAGTTAACATCATCCTGTGTGATGATAGGGTCATCGTCTGATTGTACAATTTTTAGACTTTGTAAGAAGTTATCTGTATCTAAAAAGAAATATTCGTCATTTATAATAAAATGATACAGTAATGGGTTGTTTAATTTCCATTTAAACCATGCTTGTTGCTGTCGTTTATCACCTATAGCTAAATATTTATAACCAAATACTATGTCAGAATTAGTTTTACCTATTAATATAAGAGAGTTTTCTCGTGAATTAGTAAATAAATCTAAATCTTTTGGTAATAATGTAGGTACTAATTTACTAATCTCTACAACATCAGGCTCTCCTTCTCTTGATGTGTTAGCCATTTCGTTTAATCGGCTAAATTTACCAGAGTTATCAAGGTAAGATATAGTAGTACCTAGTGATATAGGAGGTATATCTTTATTATAGTTAAATGTAGACACACTACGTAGCTTGGCTGTATCTGGATTTAGTACAGTATCATCTGTAGAGAGTAAAAATTGTTGGTTTGTACTAAATACTAACAGTCCAGCGTTGATCTCTATACCATCAAATATCTCAGATGGAAACATAGAGGCAGCAGATATGTCTATAGGGTCACTAGCAGATACAGTAAGAGCTGATTCTATAAAGAAATCAGGTGTACCTAGTGTACCGGGGCGAGATAATATGACGTTTTCGCCTGATAATAATGCTAATCTGTTACGGAAAAACAGAACTTTATTTATTCTACCGATAAAAGTATTGCTATTAGACTTTGGTAGACCATCACTTGTTTTTACAAATGTGGGCATAGGGTTAGTATTATCATCTCCTACACGTCTATCTTGATATGTAAACTGTTTAACTGTAAATGTGGTTGCAGCTGTACGCTGTATAACCAGTGGCATATTAGTTAAAGTTTTAGCTATACCCGGTTCTGCACATTCACTCCATGAGCCAGCACCATCTAAATTATTTTCTCCAGTAAATCTAAGGTAGTAATCATCTTCATCAGACATCCTTGCATTAGATACTTTAACTATATAACCATGTCTGCACTGATTAGGCAGTAGTGTAACATCATTAACTGATTTCTGAAAGACTCTCATGAGATCTTCTTCAGCTATTTCTACGTTAAATGGGTTAGTACTGGATAGATAGATACCCGGTCCAATAACTTTAGCACTTATACCAGCCGGTAATTCATCAACAATACCAGCTAATATAGTATCAGCCGTTACAGCTGTATCAGCATCAAAAGGTGTAGGAGCTGGACGTATAAGACCATCATCTGCACTAGATAACGTAGCTTTAACCTGAGTAGTTTCTATTTCTGTGACAGTAACTTCTATGTATGCTTGACCGTCAGAGCTGTTAGCAGTAGCTGCATGCTCAGGTTCTACACGTATAACATCACCGACATCCCAGCCTTCTCCACCATGAAGTAATACAACTTCTAGGTTGTAGCTACATCTGTAGTTCTGTCCACCCGGTCCGTTAGAGCTAGCACTATAGTTAGGGCTAACACCTTGCTGACCTAGAGCAGTTATACGAAATGTTAAGTTATCTTTACCTGTAGTTAGTGTTGTACCACTACTGTTCTTTACATGTACTACATTAGTTGTAGCACCATAACTTCCAGCAGCTGTAACAGCATATACTTCTGTACCTATACCGGGGCAGTGACCTGAGCCGTCTCCCTCGTCATAGTTATTACCTGTAATTTTAACTTTAGTAGCTCGTTTTACAGTAGTGAGGCTAGAAGTAGCAGAGCTATCGTATATATTAATACCGTATTGACGTCCATTTTCTGTTCGTAATAGTTCGATCATAGCACAGTGAGCTTCTGG